AGAATATCACTTTGATTTACATCTTTCATTCCTCGTGTAGCGTAGTTTATCCACGCCACACACGCTATTAATATTAGCGTTATTATTGTTGGTATCATATTATTGCTCCTTTATTTTCTATACTTTATACTTTAACAATTCAAACACAATATCGCCAATCATAATTTTTCCATTACTATCAAGTGATTCCTTTGTAATGCGTTCACAAAACTCACTAGCGTCTATTTCTTGAGTGTTATAAAGATTAACAAACTCATAATCGACTTGCTTTTTATTTAAGTTAGACATTAAAATAATCCTCCGTCTGTTGTTGGTTGGGGTTGTTGATTTAGTAAATATTCCTTGCGTGTTGTTAAAGCAGTTTTTATCTGCTCTACATCTGTATGACCTGCATATTGCCGTGATATTGCTTTTAAATCATCAATGCTGTTTGCTTGCGATATTTCAATAGATATTTCTTCTATGGGTTTTTCAGGAACAATAATTCCTTTCATTTTTTTACAAAACTTATCACCAATATCGCAAGTCATAATAGTTCCATTTTTAATAATATCATGTATGGGCTTGGGTGCTTTCATAAAAGTCATTTTATGGCTTTCAACTTCAAATTTAACAATAACAGTTAATTCAAATTTGAAATTTTTTTCTGTTACAATTTCCTCTTCTGTGCCTTTACTTGGGTCACGGACATCAATCAATCTGTCCTTTATTCTAAAACAAATAATTGTTGCAACAGGCGGACTCGCCATTAGCGATACAAATTTCTTACGCCTTTGCTTTGGCTTGTTCCACTTCCCTGCACTATTATTTTTAGCTCCCTCCTGTTCAACAAATTCAAGAGTTCCTCCGTCACCCTCCCATTCGTGACTACCACTATCAACAATAATAATTCCGTCTTTTCCAACACATTCAAGCATTGCATTGTATGCCTCAATATATCTTTCTGGTGTAAAGGGAGCATCAAGAACAATAATAAAAAAATCGCCAATTAGTGGGTCATTTGCATAGCATTCAGCACGTCCATTTTCCGTGCATATAACGCCAATTTTTCCATTTTTGCCAACATAGCCACGAGCGAATAATAACGCTCCGTATGTTTTACCGCTTCCACTTTTGCCACAAAATGCAATACTTGGAATCATGTTGAATTTTGCCTGTCTTGGTGTAAACATTTTTTAATCCTTAAAATAATAACTTGGTAAATCGCAATCTCTAAGCTCATCAAAGTAAAAATCATATTTTACTTCTTCTTTTTTTATGATGTGTTTTTTGAAAAGGCTTTTAGCGTTTTCGATTTTCTGATTAGCATTTTCCCAATATGCGTTCATTATGGTTTCTGAATCATTTAAATCACGCAACACCCTTGTTCTAATGTCTAAGCCTTTGTTTGTTTTCAAGAAAAGCATAAAAAACAAAGGATTTTCATTTTCAAAGCCCTCTATTTTTGCGTCATACATAGCTTTGTAGGCTTTTGTGTACCAACGAGCTTGTACATCATATTGATAGTTTGCAATCGTTAAATTAACGGCTTTATCAATATTTAGACTCTTTGAATTATCAAAAGTTTTTAAATCAAAGACTCCCTCTGGAATTAACGCATCAAAGCGAGCTTTGCAATTTATGCCGTCTTCACGCCAAAACACAGAAACTTCTTTTTTGGCATCATACAACTTCTTTGCAATATCGCTTTCCTCAATAATTTCAGCATAAGCACTTATTTTTTTATGTGCCTCGCTTGGAATAATGATAAAGCCTTTTTCATGTTCCTCACGCTCCATATCATACGATTTAACATCGTGTCCGCATGATTGGATAGCGTTAAAAATTTTATCTTTTGTCCATGATTGCTTAAATTCCACGCCGTTATTTGTGCAAAAATTAATCAAGTCATCTTTGGATTTTAAGCAATCGTCCGTACCTATAAATGGTGCTTTATAAGTATCGTGAAACGCTTGAAAGCCCTCTAAAATAGCCTTATGGTACGCTTTGCCGATTGTTTTACCGATTGTATCAGTTTGTTCTTCTTCTTGCGAATAGAGATAATCATTGACCGATACGTTAATCTCTTTGATTGCCGAATATGACAAAGCAGGCACTGCTCTATATTCGTCTTCTGGCATATCGTAAATTACTTTTGCATTATTGGTCATTAGTTATGCTCCTTGCTGTTACAATCAGCGTCACCCACATCATCAGGATTTATAGGCTCTACTAAATCAGACTCATCATCTGGGTTAATGGTCTCATTCGTTGGCTTATAATCCAAACAGATTATTTCACCGCTTTTAATTTGTAGTTCTCTTAGTTTTCTGCGTGTTTCATGGTAAAGTTTTTTGCCGTTCTCCCTCGCAAGTTCAAAGCCTCGCTTGCGTGCCTCATCGTCTGCAAGTGTTAATGTTTTTACAAATTGAAATAGGTTATCCATTGTTTGCTCTCCGTTTTAACAAATTAATAAGCGATTGAAATATTGGCTATTTCTTTTTTAGCAATCGCTGTGACAATAGCAATGGCTTGTTCTTTTGTTATTCCATGCACCAATAAATCAGACACCGCTTGATTATTAATCGCCTTGCGATGCTCTAAATCAGCTTCACGCTTTAATCTTTCAGCTTCAACACGTTCAGCCTCTTGTTTTTCTTTCAAAGCCTTTTCATCTGCTTCACGTTTTGCACGTTCCGCTTCTACTTTCTGGTCTGCAAGTTGCTTTTCAAGTGCTTCTTTTTCCTCTTGTGCCTTTTTACGTTCAGCGTCCAGTCTATCCTGCTCTGCTTTTAACTTTGCACGATTTTCAGCCTCAATCTTTTCTTGCTCTTCACGTTGCTTGCGAATTTCAGCATCATGCTTTTCCTGCTGTGCTTTTAAAATCGCTTGACGCTCTGCCTCCGCCTTGACTTCGGCTTCTCTGCGTGCTTTTTCCTCTGCTTCACGGCGTATTTGCTCTTCACGCTCTTTTTGTCTTGCTTCCTCTGCTTTGCGGTTTAACTCTGCAAGTTCGGCTTGTTGACGTGCGATTTCTTGCAATCGTGCAAGTTGTTCGTTGACATAAGCAATAGAAACATCATAAGCACGCTCTGCACGGTCTTTGAACTCTTGCCAGTCACGTTCAAGAAGTGGTTTAAGGCTTGTTAAAAAACTCTCTGCTGTTTCAATGTTTACAATGTTTTGCTTTGCATAAAACTCAATTTCTGAAATCTTTTCTTCATGCTCTTGAATCCGTGCTTTTTCCGCATTGTTAAAATCAGTCAATGGTTTCAAAGCCAATTCCTCAAGTGCTTCAAGTTGTGCTTTAATGTCACGAGCTTGTGCATTGACTTCATTGGTTTTTACACGCCACTGTTCGGTTACTGTTTTTTTAACATCTTCAATGCGATTTCTGATTTTGGCAATTTTACGACCATTAGCCTTAATTTCTTCTCTGCCTTTTTCTGTTGAAATATCAGGAATAAAAGAAGCAACTTCGTCTCTTACTAAAGTAAGAAAAAGAGTTTTTGCCGTATCGGTAAAAATATCCTCTTTTCTTAAAGTGCGAAGCGGTGCAATAAGTGTTTTTTTGCTGTCTGGTGCGATATTATCAATCGCTTCATAGACTTCTAAGATTTCTTGGGTATCGTTATCAATTACTTGTGTCATCTTGTTATCCTTTTTTAGATTTGTAACTTTTTCACTATGCCACAAATAATTTGATTGTCAACTAAAAAAGTTTGACTTTATTTCTTTTTTATATAATACTTGATATGTTAATGTTTTAAAAGGATTACAGAAAAATGAATGAAATTGAAAGACTCAAAGAAGACCTTAAGCCGTTCAAAGCAACCTATATTGCAGAGCTGGCAGGAATTGGAAGGGCAACGATTGCTAATTTCAAGAGTGGCACACACACGTTTAACACAGAAAATTATCTGAAAGTTCGTGCTGTACTCGATAAAATCGCAAAAGACATATTGGGGGAAGCATGATTGACTGGTCACACCAACCGAAATTGATTGACTAAAGCATAAAACTAAGCCCCTTTCGGGGCTTTTTTTGTTAATTAAAAATTTTCTGGTGTTAATTGTTTGTGGTTCTTTTTGTTTTTTATGTTCTCTATGCCTGCTTTTGTCATGCCTGCGTACTCATCATTCTGATTATAATCACTATCACCAAAATAATTATAACCCATTAATGCCATAACCTTAGCAACGCCTTTTTCTGCGTTTCTGTTCTTCGCAACAATAATCTCGCAATAATAATCTTCCCAATTCTTGACCACCAAATCCGCTTCATAATGCGATGGTCTAAAAGGGAATAAAACCATATCAGCGTCCTCTTCGATACTTCCAGACTGCCTTAAATGATGTATTTCAGGGCGTTTATTATCTGATTTTTGCGATTCCCTATTGACTTGTGACAATGCAATCACTGTTACGTTTAAATCATTCGCAAGCATCTTTAATTTTCTCGTGACATTCCCAATTTCTAAATGTGCATCTTTTTTATCAGGGCGTGGAATAAGCTGTAAGTAATCAACAAAAACAAAATCAAGTGTCTTGCCGTGACGCATTAAATCCTGTGCTTGCCTTTTACAAAAAGATATTATTTGCTCTACAGTAAACGAATTATAAACCGCTGTAATATTATTCTTGCTTCGCTTTGCCGTATCAAAAACATCTTTTAACTGCTCATGCGTGCAATCTTTTTTAAATAATATTTTTTTATACGCTAACGCTCCATAAGCATCATCTATATACTTGTCACGGCTTGCAAAACGTGCTTCGCATTGACGATATGACATTTCATAATTAAACGAAATGATATTTTTATCCTGTGCTGAAAAACGTGACTGTAGGTCAATAGATAGTGCTGTTTTGCCCATACCACTTGCCCCTGCATCAATTATAAATTCACCACGTCCAAACCCACCGATTATATTATCAAGTGCTGTTATACCAGTCATTGTCCGTGCTGATTCCACTGAAAAAGTATCTCGTTCTAGCTGTTCGGTCTGCTCCCTGCGTGTATAGACTGTTTTTCTCGCAAACGGATTATAAAGGTTTTTTTCAATCTCAATGTTAGCATTTTGAGTAATCTTGATAATTTCAGAAAACGGAACATACTCTTGATTCAGCTTGTCCGAAATCTCTTTATATATTTTTTTTATTTCCTCACGCTTCAGGTTTTCGTCTAAAGAAAATGCAAACCCCTTGATAATCTCATCGACTAAGCCAACTGATTGCTTCATGATGTTTCGGATATAATTTTTTACTTCAGGGTCATTGCCACACACTACATTTTCTAAATCCTGCAATCTTAACTTGCCGTTTTCATTTACTTCTCGCAAACAAAAAAGATAAACCTGTCCGTAAAAATCATTCTTGAAATGTTTATCAGACAAGAAATCAATGTCTAATGCTTTGCCTGCTAAAGAATCCCTTAACACCTTACTAAGAACAACCGCTTCCTCAAAGTTCTGCCTTACAACATATTCGCTTGTTTCTGGTGGTTGCTGTGCCTGCGTGGTTACTTTCATCACGCTAAAAAAATCTGTATCCATAAATGCTCCTTGACTTGGTTTATAATAAATATTATATATATGATATTAAAACATAAAAGTAAAGGAATTATTTATGAAATCAGACGAAAAGATTCAGCAGTCAAATATACTGCTTTATATGCCAGCATCACTCAAAGAAAAAATCAATGAACAGGCACACAATGAGCGATTGAATATGAGTGAATTTATCCGCCGTGTCGTGTCCGATTATATTAATAGCAAAAACGGTGGTGATAAATGAGTTTTATCGAGGAAATAAGGGATAGTAACGTATCAGCACACGCTAAAATCGTTGCTATAACGATATGCTCATATAGAAACAGAAAGACAGGGCAATGCTTCCCCTCTCTACAGTTATTATCAGAAACTTTGCAATTATCACAAAATACTATTCAAAAGTGTTTACGAGAGCTTGAAGCAGAAAAAATAATTAAAATCTCTAAGATTAGAAAATTTACATCGTCAATAAATTCTTATGTTTTTCTTACTGAAAATAAGGCTTTACCGAAAGTTGACACATCAAATATTGACGTGTCAAAAAATGATACGTCAAATATTGACACGTCAGTTGACACGTCAGTTGACACGTCAAACCATACCTCAAAATTTGACTACAAACCTATAGAACCGAGAGAACCTAGTGAACCTACTTTACCCCCTGCCCCCTTAGCAGGGGATTCAGGGGGGCGTTGTTTGAAAGTTTTTTATGAGAGTAATAATCGAGAGGATTTTAAAACAAAATGCTATGCAATCGCAAAGGCAAAGCGATTTTCAGAATCCGAGGCAGAAAAGCATTTTACAAATTTTGAGAATTATTGGTTAAATCCTGCCCTGCCACCGTCAAAAGCTTCGAAAAAAGATTGGCAACGTGCATTTGTTAATTGGATTGCCAAGGATAAGCCTGCAAAGGTTAATAATTTTGATACAGCTGATTATATTTTGAGTCGAGCAAAGGAAAGATTAGGTGATTACATAGACCATGAAAGTGAAACAATAGATAGCAATTTGGTTTTTTTAAAACTGTTAAAAAATGGATACACAAAAGAGCAGATTTTTAGTGTATTTTTAAATATTATCAAAAAGCCCCCAGAAAATAAAATACACTCATGGGGCATCATCTTTCAGTATTTATAAAAAAATAACAACACAGGGAATAATTATGACAGACACACCAAAACAAGACAAATACGCCTCAATCCGTCCGTTTTTACAGGTTGCCGAAGCGTTAAATCACCCACAATGCCCCACGAAAGAACGTATCAGGGCAGAACATCAAGCTAAAATTAACAAATTGGACAAAGTTTATGAGTAAATTAATTGCAACCTACACGATGACAATGCCAACAACCAATAATCACGTTAGAGCATCTTACAAAGGGCGTTTGATAACATCAAAGGCTTATCGCATATGGCAACAAAACACGCTGATTGATTTGTTTATTCAGAAAAAACACGCAACAATCACGCATGATATATTCCTAAGCATAAAACTATCACCAAAAACAAAAAACAAAACCGACATAGACAATCGCAACAAAGGCATTTTTGATGCACTGGTTGCATCTGGCATCATTCAAGACGACTCACAGGTCAAAAAACTTCTGATTGAATTCGATTACACCAAAAAAGATTTTGTATCGGTTGAAATTTATGAATATGCTTAAAATCCGCAATTCTAGCCACATTCACCAATTAACCAGTATATTTTATCATTTTAAGATTTGCACCGCTAGAAACGCTAAAAAATAGGGTTTACGTTAATAAGTTACTTAGTCAAAAAATGGTAAATAATTTTTTGATAGAATGTAGCCTTGAAAATTTACCGCCGAATCGGTTACACTAAATCAAACATGGGGGAACGTATGGCAGGCTATAAGTACGATTGGGACGTAATTATAAAAACACTTGAAAGCGGTGTATCACGGCAGGACGTGTGTGAGATGTTTGGCATCAGGCGTGAATATCTTGTCCAGATGTTAGGTTATTTTAATTTAAGGCATCTGCAACTTAGGGTATCACAGCCAAGGCGTAAACCAACACCACCACCAAAGCCAAAATTTACCTGCCCTATCATGCAAAAAATCGAAGTGATAAAACTGCTTGGCAATAAATTATCACCCCATGAAATCGCTGAAAAACTAAGTATCCGTCAAAAAGATGTTGATGTTATCATTGCAAGCGTGAGGGGCAAGAAATGCGTATCATAGCGATTATTTTGTCGGTGGTTATGTGTTTTGCGATTGTAACAGCAACCAATTCAGACGCAAGGGAATCACGGACTGTAAGGATATATAAACCTAAGCGACCACCAAAGTTTAAATCGTTTGTCGCTGGACGTGCAGTACACCCAAGACCAGTTATGAGTAAACGCAATTTACCGCCGTTAGATGATTAAAAACTTGTTGCTTTTTTCGTGAGAGTTGGTATAAGTAATTTAATACCTTACATTTTAAAACATATCGTACCCTTTGTATAACTATTGAAAAATTGACCGCAAAATCTGTTTTTTCAATGGTTAGTTAGGTGCGATATGTTCTACATAATTCACTTGTCACCTTGTATCAGTTATAAATATTTTTAGTTTTTGCGGACTGAATATTTAATAACTTTTGTGACAAGTGCTAACCAACTAAAAAAGCAGGGATTTTGCGTTCCTGCTTTTGTTGAATTATCTTTATAAAAAATTTGACCGCCGACTTGGCGATAAAGTTTTTACTTTTCTTATTTTTATATCTTCATATCCGTATTTTTTTAAAATCTCCTCTAAGGTTTTACAACCTTTTAAATCAGGCGTTTTATTCAATAATTTTATTGCTTCTTTGTGTGTTTTAAAACTTATTTTTTGAACTTTAAACGCATCAATAGCGTCTTTCATGTCATAAAAATTATGCTCAAATTGGTGTTTATTATGCTTAAATTGGACAACAATTTTAGTCCATTTATGCCTTGTTTTATTAACTTCTTTAAATAAGACTTTTCTTCCACATATACACATTTCATTTGTTTCTTTGCACTTTTTACAAGTTTCGTCCCAATAATCAATCATTTCATTTCTCCAGTGATTTTTTGATAATATTCTGTTAATTTTTTCACGTCAGAATTACTCCGATGTGGCTTTGTGCGTCCAGTTACCCAGTTGCACAGTTGCATTTTAGGTATGCCAGTATCGCAAGCGATGCGATACCGTGTGATGCCTAGTGATTCTAGTGCTTGGATTGTGGCTTGTGCGGTCATTTTAGTCTATCCATATTGTCGTCCGCTTGATTGCGTTTTTGTGATGATTATAGTATAACTTTATACTAAAGTCAACTTCTGTTTTGCATTTTTTTTATTTTATTTGCATTTATTTTTTTATGTGGTATTTTTAGAGCATGACAAGACAATCAGATTATAAACCAGAATATGATGCACAGGTCATTGAGTGGCTTGCAGAGGGTAAGACGCTTGTTAATTTTGCTAAAAGTATTGGGGTTAATAACAGTACAGTGTGGCGGTGGTCTAAAGAAGAGTCATCTTTTTGCAATGCTATAAAAGAAGGTCGTGACATTGCGAAAGATGTTCATTCTGAGCAATTTCTTGTTGATAATTTAGAAAATCAAAAACTAAACAACGTTGTTACTGTTTTATACTGTCGCAATGTTCTGGGTATAAAAACCAAAGATGATTCAAATTTAGAAGACTTAACCAAAGCGTTAAATTCATTGACAATCACAAGAAAAATCATAGATGACAAGCCAGAATGAATCGATTGTTGAAACGCCTCGTTGGTTCGTTCCATTCTTAAAACCAAAGATGTTTAAAGGCATTGCTGGAGGAAGGGGCAGTGGAAAATCACATACGGTAGGCGAACGAATGGCTGAATTGGTTGTGGCTGAAAAATGTGACCTTGTCTGTATTCGTGAAAAACAAAAATCACTTCAATTTTCTGCTAAAAAACTAATTGAATCAAAGATTAATAAACTTGGATTGCGTGAATTTTTTTATGTGCAAGATAAGCTAATTAAAACAGTTTTTGGCAATGTTATCATATTTGAGGGTATGGCAAACCATACGAGCGACTCAATAAAATCACTTGAAAATTTTAAATATGGTTGGGTAGAAGAAGCACAAAATCTATCGCAAAAATCACTAGATTTATTATTGCCGACAATGCGTGCAAAAGATGCTGAAATATGGTTTACATGGAATCCTAAGGATAAAAAAGACCCTGTGGATAAAATGTTTGTTGAAAACTTTGATGAAAAAATAATGACCTTTGCTCATGTCAATTATGATAGCAATCCGTGGTTTCCTGATACACTTAAAGTTCAAATGGAATATATGCGTACTCGTGACCCTGAAAAATACGCTCATATATGGCTTGGACAATATTGGAATAATACAGAATCGCTTGTCTTTAAAAACTGGACGATTGATGAATTTGAAGCACCTCAAGACGCAATGTTTAGGCTTGGTGCTGATTGGGGATTCAGTATTGACCCTACTGTTGCTATACGATGTTATATTAATGGTAAAACGCTATATATTGATTACGAAGCTTATCGAATAGGGTGCGAAATAACTGATATTCCTGAATTATTTATGACCATTCCACAAGCTGAAAAATGGAATATGTGTGCTGATTCCGCACGACCCGAAACAATTTCTTATTTAAATAAACACGGATTCCCTAAGATAATTCATTCTAAAAAAGGTGCAGGCTCAATAGAGGACGGAATCGCATGGCTTCAATCTTATAATATTGTTGTTCACCCTCGATGTGTAAAAACGATTGAAGAGTTATCGACTTATTCATACAAAGAAGACAAGATGACAGGTGAAACATTGCCAATTCTTGACGATAAGAATAATCACGTCATTGACGCTTTACGTTACGCAACAGAAGCGTTAAGGCGTGCTGAAAAAACACAAGAAATAAACATATCAATCCCCCCTTTAAATACCCACTGGTGACATTATGACAGACGATAAAAACAAACAGATTTTAAGATATTTTACAAATTCAGAGTCAATAACTCGTGACGTGAGAGAGCAGTCGCTAGAAGATAGAAAATTCGCCTCTATCGCAGGTGGAATGTGGGGTGATAAATATCTTGCTGACTGGACAAATGCCCCTAAAATGGAGGTCAATAAAGTTAATCTTGCGATTGTTCGCATCATAAACGAGTATCGAAGCAATCGAATAACAGTTGATTTTCATAATAAATTTGGCGAAAAAAATGATATTGCAAGCGTTCTTGACGGCAAATTTAGGGCAACAGAACAAGATAGCAACGCCGAAGAGGCTTATGATAATTGTTTCGGCGAGGGCATAAGTGGTGGCTTTGGTGCAGTCCGATTAGTAACGTGCTATGAAGACGAAGAGTACGAAGACGATTATGAAGACGAGGGTGACGAATTAGACGAACCTGCTCAGACAATCCGAATAGAACCGATATTCGACGCTGATTGCAGTGTATTTTTTGACGCACACGCAAAAAAGCAAGACAAAAGCGATGCACGTCATGTATTTGTTGCTTATGAAATGTCAAAGGAAGATTTTATTGACAAATATGGCACTGAAAAAATGGCTGATTTTGATGTCTATATACCGATAACAGGGGCGTTTGATTGGGTCACTGGCACTGATAAAGATGTCATTAAGGTTGCTGAATATTACGAAAAAGAAAAGGTAAAAAAGAATTTTGCTAAGTTTTACAATGCTAATTTATTTAATGTCGCAGGTGGTAAAAAAGAAACAAAAGAGATTGACTTAGACGATGATGATGCAAAAGAATTAATCGCTGAATTAAAGTTAAAAGGTTGGAAAAAAGAAAAAGAACGCAAGAAAACAGTTACAAAAATCAGAAAATATATTGTTTCTGGTTGCGGTATTGTAGAGGATTGTGGGTATATTGCAGGTAATTGCTTGCCAATTATTCCTTTTTACGCAACGCATTTTTATATTGGTGGCAAAGAATATTATCATGGTCATGTACGCTTTGTTAAAGATGTATCACGGCTTAAAAACACAATTCTAAGTATGCTTGCGAAGTTCGCTTCTAATTCATCAACGGAACTTCCGATATTTCACGCAGAACAGATGCCCCCTACTATTGCTCAAATGTGGGCTGATAAGGACGTTAAGAATTATCCGTATCTTTTGGTTAATTCTATTCAAAATGCGAATGGTCAAAGCAATGTTGTATCGGGTCCGCTAGGTTATACTAAGGTTGCTGATTTACCGCCTGTTTTAGCAGCACTCATACAACAGACAGACGCTGACATATCCGAGTTATTGGGCAATCAAGAACAGGGTGACAAAATAGCGTCTAACATATCCGATGAAGCTATTGAAAGCGTACAAGAACGATTAGAGAAACAAGCATATATCTTTGTTACGAACTTTGCAAAGATGCTAAGACGACTTGGCAAGGTATGGCTTGGCATGGCTAAAGAGATATATGTAGAGGATAACCGAGAAGTTAAGGTTGTCGATATAATAGGCAATGCGTCAAAGGCAGTCCTTAATCAAAACGTGATTGATAAAGGCATTATTAACGATATGTCAAAAGCTAATTTAGAAGTTGTTGTCGATATTGGTGCTTCTAGTTCTACACGTTCCGAGAAAAATACTAAAAAACTTATGGCATTGTTGCCATTCATTCAAGACCCTGATTCAGTTCAAAATATCACTGATTTAATCATTATGAACATGGACTTTGAAGGACAATCAGACATTAAAAAATACTATCGCAATCGCCTTGTAACAAAAGGATTAATTGAACCGAACGAAGAAGAAAAACAGGCATTACTTGAACAGCAAAAGCAAGAGCAACAACCAGACCCACAATCGCTTTATCTGTTGGCAAGTGCTGATAAGTTAAAAGCAGATACTCAAAAAATTGCTTCTGATGTTGTGTTAAATCAAGCCAAAACTGATTTAACAAAAGCAGACACAATCAAGACACTACAAGAGGCAGGGCAACCGATACCGCAAGAGCAAACGCAACAACCGCAACCAATACCGCAAGAATTACCGCCTGAACAATTTACTTTACAACAACCATAAAAGAGGTTAATATGACAATTGAAGTTGATGCTAGCGTGCATAATTCCGCTACAGACGATATTCAAGATGCAATCCAGTCCGAAGATGTGACTGTGGGGCAAGATGCCAATAATGACGATGCTGACGATGTAGAAGTATCAGAAATCACTTTTGACGGCGAATCGTTAAATGATGAAGATGATAGCGAAACAGATAGCGTAGCAAGTGACGATGACAATGAAGATGATAGCGATATACCGCCAGAATCTGAAAACGATGAACCACTTGTAAAAAAATTACGCAGAGTCGCATTTGCCAGAATTAAGCAGTTGCAAAAAGCAAAATATGAAATCAAACAACTCAAAAAACAATCCGCTATACAGACTACCCCACAACCACAGACTATACAAATATCCGAACCTGTTTTGCCAATTTTAGCAGAATTTGATTATGATGATGATAAATATCAACACGCAATCAAGAAGTACGCCGATGATGTGGTAAAATATAACGAGAGCCTAAAAACAGTTAATGCACAGAAAGAAGCTGAAATAAAAGCAGTTGCTGACTTGCAAAAAGCGTACATAGAGCAGAAAAACGCTTTAAATATTAAAGGTTTTGATGCTTTAGAACAGACTGTTGTAAATGCCCTCGATATACCAAAACAGCGAATGATTTTGAGGTCTGAAAAGCCTGCTTTAGTGGTTTTAGCACTGGCTAAAAATCCACAAATATTAAGCGAGTTGGTGGGGTTAAGCGATACAGACTTTGCTTATAAAATAGCAAAGATTGAAAACAAATTACAGGTGAATGTGGTGAAAAAGCCAAAAACCAAACCAGAGAAACTATTAACGAATACCAAGACAGGCACAACCGATGCGAAAACCACGCTAGAAGCACTTGAAAAAGAGGCTATGGCAACTGGTGACCGTTCAAAAGTGTATGCCTTTAAGAAACAACAGAAAAAAGGATAAACGATGTCTAATACTTGGACAAAAGATGAGATAACTTTACATGATAAAGTTATCGAAGCGTTTGAAGACCAGTTGGTTATGTCTGAAAACGTAAAGATTGATTCAACATTTACAGCAGACCCTACACTAGAGGCTGATACTAATAAGGTATTTTGGAGACCACAACCACTTATCGAGATTGCTTCTGACGGTTCTGATATTACAGGTCTTATTTCAGAAACAAACCAACTTGCAGTTCCTGCAAATATTGGATTTCGTAAAAATGTCCCAAAAATCATGGACGAAAACGATATTAAGCGTGGTACGAGAGAGACTAGCGTTGCTGAAGCTGCAATGATTGCTTTAGCGTCACAAATTAATATTGATGTCGCAACCCTTATTTGTTATCAAGGGTCAAACTTTGTTAAACGTACTGTTTCGGCTACTGGTTTTGATGATGTCGCTGAAATTGACAATATGTTAAATTCAATCGGCGTACCTATGGACGGACGTTATTTAGCGTTATCCAGTGCCAACTATAACAAAATGGCTTCTAACTTAGCCGCACGTCAAACAATGAATGAGATGCCAACAAAGGCGTATAAAAAGGCTTATGTTGGTGAAGTTTGCAATTTTGAAACATTCAAACTTGACTGGTCTTTATCGTTGACAGCGTCAACAGCTTCATCTGTGACAGTTAATGGTGCTAATCAATCTTACACACCTGTTTCAGATGAAACAACGCTTGTGGGGGTTATTAAAAAAGATAATCGCTTTCAAACAATCAATCTTACGGTTGGTTCTGGCGTTCTTAAGGCAGGCGATTCTATCACATTTGCAGGTGTTAATAGCGTGCATATGCAAACCAAAGGCGATACTGGCAATCCTAAAACATTCCGTATTATCTCTGCTCCTGCAGGTGGTGGTACTGGTGCTTATGTTATTGCTCCCCCTATTATTTCTAACGGCACTGGCGGTGGTGTTGTTTCGGACGCAGGTGCTAGATATAGAAATGTAACAGCGACTCCTGCAAATGGTGCAGCCGTAACAATTTTAAACACTGCAACAAAATCAATCAATCCTTTCTGGTTAAAAAATTCTATTGAATTGATTGCCTCAAAAGTTGCATTGCCAAAAGACGCAGGTGTTAGTGTTGTAAGTACCACGCTTAAAAACGGTTTGGCGGTTACAATGAGTAAGCAAGCAGATATTAAAACATATAAAACCATTTATCGTTGGGACACAGCTTACGGTATTGTAAACTTAAATCCTGAAATGAATGGCATTATATTATTTGACCAGTCTTAATTTATAAACAAAAGGATTTTTATATATGTCTACACAATTAATCGTTGCTCCTTTTGGTACGCAATTAGTAGATGTTGCTATTGGCTCACGTATTGCCATTGCAACATATGGTGAGAGTAAAGCGTCTATTGATATTGCTGACGGTGTTAATCCAACTATTAGCATACGCAATTTCACGCCTTTATCACAATTATCAAATAATGAAATTGTTTTGGGTACTTACATAACCGCTAAAACATTTCAGATAACAGCAGGTGCTGACCCTGTATATTACGCAGTAGGAACAGCTCCTTTTGCGATTGCTCCACAGCGTTATCGCATGAATACGCATCGTCTCTTTGAAGACTTTGATATGTATGTTGCAAACGATTATACAATTACGAATGCGGCAACAGGTACAATCGCATTGACTGATGTTGATGGTGGTGCATTGCTTTTGACAAATAATACATCAGACGACAATGCTATCTTTATGCAGAAAAAAGGTGAGTCATTCCGCTTTGCAACTGGTAAAGAATTATGGTTCGCAACACGCTTTAAAGTATCTGATGCGACACAATCTGATGTTGTTATTGGTTTACAGATTACAGATACATCACCGCTTGATGTTACTGACGGCGTGTTTTTCTTAAAGGCTGACGGCTCAACGACTGTCAATTTACTTGTAGAGAAAAACAACACGGCAACAACGACAGCGATAACAACGCTTGCAGATGATACGTTTGTGACGCTTGCTTATCTGTATAATGGCGTTGACCGAATCGATGCTTATGTCAATGGCGTTTTCGTTGCATCTAGTGTTGTGACTAATTTACCTGATGATGAGGATTTAACAATATCATTCGGTATTCAAAACGGTGAAGCCGCCGCTAAAACAATGACGATTGATTTCTATGAAGCAGAAAAGGCTCGTTAATGTCAACAATGCTTTACAGGTACAATCCTAAAGGTGAGACTATCGTGCAAGTCGATAGTCCTACTGATTATCACAATTTTGACGTATTAATTACGTCAAATATTGGCACAGCGTTAAATGAGGGTTGGTTTCTAACGGCAAAAGAGGCTCAAAATGCGTATCAATCAGTTTCTGAAATTGTTGATGATAAACCGTTACCGATTGAAAAAACACAAGAAGTAATAGTTAAACCAAAAGGTAAATCAAGAAAAAATGTCTGATACAAAAAAGCAAATTATTTTAGACGCTTATGCAAGTTTTGGCTATGTCGATTATTTTTATAATGCAGACGCTGAACAAAACGATTTTGCATTGAGAATCCTAAATAGAATGCTCGCAGGTTGGGAAACTAAAGGAATTTCTATTGGATATAACTATGGTGGTGATATTCAAGATGATTCTGGTGTTCCTGACTATGCTTCTGACGCAGTGGTCGCTAATCTTGCGGTTTCACTTGCAGGTAACGTAGGAAAACAGCTATCACAAGACGCTAAGCAAAACGCAATAAACACATTTAATAATCTATTTACAATGTTTTTAAATGTGCCAATAATGCCTACAAATCCATTGATGCCAGCAGGGCAAGGACGCAGAGTCTATAGCACTGACGCATCTAATTTTTTGAATCGTTGGGGTCAAAATGTCGTGTAGTGACACATATTATCTAAATGAAAATACGACTGTTAATGCAGGCGATTTAATGCGTATTTTTAATACGTCAAATGGTGCTGAACGTAAAATATCAATTAACACGTTAGCAACATATCTACAAACAGTTGTCAACACAGGTATTCCGCAATTCGATACACAATATAATTCACCAACGGCAACTGGTTTTTCTGTATCAATAACAAATACATCAGCGAATACGCATTTAATTTTAACGCCTTTAGCAGGGTATGCAACAGGTACAATCGTTTTGCCAATAAGCACGGTTGCAATAGACAAGCAAAGAATTTTAGTCAATTCAACGCAAGCAGTAACAACATTGACAATCACAGGCAATGGGGCAAGTGTTTTAGGGCAACCAACATTATTATCTGCTAATGGTTATTTTGAGTTGAAATATGACGCAACATTAAACACATGGTATAGAGTAGGATAAAATGGTCGAAAAAGTACAAATATTTGCTCCTAAATATGGTTCTGGCGTAACAGTCGCATCGGTAACAACAACAAGTGCATCATCATCATTACGAACAAATGATACTGGGAATGGTCAAGTCGTCGTGACAAATACTGGCATTGTGCCTTTATATGTTCGTACAGGCGATTCAAGCGTTGTCGCAACAACGGCTGACTATCTTGTTGTTCCAAATTATGGTCAAATTGTTTTGACAATGAAGGCAACTGATACGCATATCGCATATATTACAGAGTCTAGCACAAGTTCACTTCATGCAATTATTGGTGACGGCGTATAATGTTATTTTCACGCATTCGTTCTCGGTCTCGCTTAACTATGCCAAATCAAGGCACATTGTGGACTTTTGCTGACACAGACGCTTTTGCTTTTTATGACATGAATACAGGTATCACCGATGCAGGGTCTGGCAAGGTGTCCGCTTGGACTGATTTTTTAGGAACATCAGCAAGAAATTTAGCACAAGGCACAGGGGTAAATAGACCGACATTAACAGCGGACGGCGTGGTATTTAATGGCACTACTGATTTTCTATTTAATGGCAATCCACTCATAGCAAACAGTGCAAACGGCGTTTTGATTGTTGCGGTTGTTTCAGCACCTGCCAATACATCATCATCAGCACAATGGTCAATTGCAGAAGCAAGCACATCATCAACAATTCCTAATTTAGGCTTATTGTCCAAAGATAACATTGTTGCAGACTATGGCAAAATAACGCAAGCATACAGGAATGACGCTAATACCAATATATTAAGCTATGGTGGCAATAGTGGTTCTGGAACAGCTTTCGATAATACATTTAAAATAATTTGTCATAAACTTGATAAAACAACAGGGTTTGTCACCACTTGGATAAACGGTGTTATAGAAGCGTCACCGCTTGCATTTACACAATCAGGAACATTTACACTTAACAGGTTTTCTATTGGTTGCTTATCTCGTGCAACAAATTTAAGTTTTTGGTCTGGCACATACAAAGGACTCGGCATTCTTGATGCAACAGTATCAGAAAACGATAGACAGCGTTCGGAGGGTTATGTGGCACATCTTTATAATGTAGAATCATTGTTGCCTGCTGACCACCCTTATAAAAACTCCCCCCCTTATGTGTGATATATGCAAGTAGATATTTTAAAAGGTGTTTATAACAAAGATGCAGATTATGGTGAGAAATACCCTAAAAATATTATGCCTATCGCACAGCAGACCAACGTATCAACAGGCTATTTAAAAAACGTAAACGGTGTTGTTCAATTCACAGATTCGACAGATTGGGGCTTAGATAGAGGCGGTATAAACTGGAATGGTCGCTTGTTCCGTGCATTAGGGCAGTTTCTCGTAGAAATAGATAGCACAGGAAATATCTTTAAACGTGGTGAGATTGGTAACGATTTTAAGAACGTGTCATTCGCTTATGGTTTTGATAGACTTGCAATCGTATCGAATGGCAAACTGTTTTATTATGTAACAGCAGGCGGTGTGTTTTCAGAGGTCACAGACCCCGATTTAGGACTGGTTCAAAATGTTTTGTGGGTTGACGGCTATTTTGTTTTAAATGACAGTCAATATATTATTGTAACAGAACTTAATGACCCTACAAGTATTGACCCTTTTAAATATGGCTCATCTGAAATAAGCCCTGACGATATTATATCAATCTTAAAGCTAAAAAATGAGATTGTTGCATTGAACCGCTATTCAATAGAGTTCTTTTCTAATATTGGCAGTAGCGGATTTCCTTTTCAGCGAATAGAGGGTGCAACAATAACAAGAGGTTGCATTGGTCGTGATGCGTGTTGCGTTTATGATGATACAATTACATTTTTAGGGAATGCGGTCAATGAACAGCTAGGCATTTATCAAGCGGTCAATGGTCAATCGGTTAAAATATCCACAAAAGAAATAGACAATGTTATCGCATCATATAGCGAAACGCAGTTGACAGTCACAAAACTTGAAATGTTGCTTCAAGACGGTGATTTAATGCTTTATGTGCATTTTTTAAATGGCACTTGGGTTTATAATATAACGGCTTCAAAAGCATTACAAACGCAAGTGTGGTATAGTATTTCAAGTTTTATCAATAATGATTTAGATTATTATGATGCGTGGAATTATGTTTACTGCTTTGATAAATTGATATGTGGTCGGCGTTCAAGTACAACAATCGGCTATGTTGATGCAAGCATAACGACACATTGGGGAAACAAGATAAATTGGGAATTTCAGACTAATATTATTTACAATGAGGGCAACGGTGCAATCATTCACGAAATGGAATTACAGCACAACATTAAGGCTTTGCCATTGACGCAAGACGCTTATATCAGCACTGATTATTCTTTTGATGACGGCGTTACATGGTCACAAAGGCGGAATTTATCAATCGGTCGCAATGGTAATCGTGTTCAAAAAATGCGTTTTGTTCGCAATGGTCGCATAGAAACAAGGCGTGTTCAACGATTTAGTGGTGACAGCGATTCCAATATGTCCATATCACGCTTAGATATGAGAATAGAGCCGTTAGCATGGTAAATATTCCAATTTGTCCAAGCAGGCAAGAATTACAACAATATTTCACTGATGCACGGTCATTGCGTGCTTTTGAACAATTATTCGGCTTTTCAAAAACGCTTTATGATGCAACGCTTAACAGTGCAAAAGGTCAATATGTTTTTAGTACAACAGCAAGTACAGCGATTGCGGTAACTGGTACGTTTTACAAGGCAAGCGGAACGACAACATATTCAAATTTAAATCGATTCACGCAGACAGTAAATAATGCAATTGTTTGCAATAGTGATTTATCGTCAAATTACATGGTCCATGCGTTAATTGGTGTGACTGGTACAGTGGGTGACGACATTGTTGTCAAGATACAAAAATATAATGCAGTCACGGCGTTATATGAAACCATTGCAACAAGTATTCAGCAAAAAATAGATACAACCATTGCAGTAAATGGCATTGCGAATTTATCCATTAATGACAGAATAGAAATATGGCTAACGAATAACACAGCAACAAACGCCGTCACAGTCGCAGAAAATAGCCAAGTCTTGTTGTATCAAATTTAATTGACTATTTTGTATAATTGCATATAATAACCGTATCGTGTCACAGCTAGCCGATAAGCAAATAGATAATACTAAAAAGATTGCTTATGGGATTCGGTTCATTTCTTAAAAACATTGTAAAAGTTGCGTTACCTGTTGCAGGTGCTGCTATCGGCGGTGCAGTTGGTGGACCCGTTGGAGCGTCTATTGGTGGTTCTTTAGGTGGTGCTATTGCAGGTGGTGGCGGTCAACAACAGGGCGGTCAAGGCGGTGCAAGTACGCTCGGCGGTATTATTGGCGGAATCAGCAATAATCAGGCATTAAATGACGCTCAAAAAATAGCACAGCAAACAGCAGATAAGCAATTATCTATCTTAGAAAGACAATACAATCTTACTCGTGGCGATTTATTAAAGGCGGTTTCTGACGGAAAGATTGTTTTAGACGATACCACGAAACAAGCAATCCAGACACTTAATAAAGGCTTTAGCAATGCGTCAACATATAATAATCAGACGCTTGATAAGATAATTGATAGACTGACTCCCTATATGAGTGCAGGCGACATGGCATTCATGCAACAGAATGATTTATTAGGTATTAATGGACAGAAAGCTCAAGAACGTGCTTATGGGTTTATGGAAAAGAATCCACAATTCCAGACATTAATGAAACAATCAGAAAATGCACTATTGCAAAATGCGAGTGCAACAGGTGGCTTGCGTGGTGGGAATACACAAAGTGCATTGGCTAAATTACGTCCACAATTATTAAATCAAATTGTTCAACAGCAATTAGGAAATTTAAATAGTGTTGCAAATACTGGACTAAACACAAGTCAAAATTTAGCAAACACACAAACAGCCTTTGCAGGTCAAAATCAAAACTTGCAGACTGGATTAGCGAGTGCAGTTGGCGGATTACAAGCTAATTTAGGTATTAATCAAGCTAATTTAGGGTTAAAAGCCCCTGTGGCAATGGGTGTCATCAATCAGGGCTATGGTGAAAATGTTTCAAAGGTATTAGGCGATTTAGGTCAAGTAAAATATGATAATTCAATACTAAAAAATCAAAACACACAACAAATTGCAGGCGGTGCTTCAAGTGCTATTGAAGGCATTTTAGGGTCTGTTTTAGGTGGCGGTCAAGGCGGTCAAAGTGGCGGTATGGGGAATATTTTAGGCAGTATCGGCGGTTTATTGGGCGGTGGCGGTGGTTCACAAGTACCTATCGGCACTATTTTTGGCGGTTCGCCTGCCCCTGTATCGGTTGGCGGTGGCGGTGTCGGCTTTGGTAGCAATGGATTAAGTGGGTTTGGGTTTTAAATGGATAGCAGATTTCAGGCATTAGGCGGATTACTTGGCGTGGACGGCGGATTAAACGCCTTTCAAAGAGGTGAACAACAAGCATTACAGATTCAGCAACAGCAAGAAGCATTGCAACAACAAGAATTGCAAAAACAACGTGCTTTGGGTATGCAACAAGATTTAACTGCTTTTGCAATGAAGCCAGTCAAAGACCCACGAGAATTAATTGGGTTGATGGCTAAATATCCAGAATATCAAAAACAATTAACAGCCCCCTATGAAGCGTTAAAAGCAGAAGAAAAACAGTCTATGACACGAGACGGCATAGAATTATATTCCGTCATTAATAAAGGCACACCAGAACAAATAAAAAGCTATCTTGATGAAAAATATCAATCAGCAGTTAATAGTAACGATGATGAAGCGATTGCGTCCGCTGAAGCATTTAGAGATATGTATAATCATAATCCAGAGGCAACAAAAGCAACAACGCTTATGAATTTAGGAGCGTTAGTTGGGTTTGATAAGTTGGGGAATTTTATTAATGTATCAAAAACACCAGAACAAAAAGCACAAGAAGCAGGTTTAATCGCACAGGCTAAAAACAGTGCAAACCCTTATTTTGACGCACAACAACAGGCGGATTTAGAGAGTAAAAGGGCAACCGCTCAAAGAGCGTTAATGACACCAGAGGAAAGAGCAAGAGAAGCAGGCTTAATTGAACAAGCGAAAGCCCCCTATAAATCAAAAGGACTTGAAATAACAACGAATCCAGACGGAACAACAACAATCACGCAAGGTGGAGTTGCAAATAACGGCTTAGAAAAATCAGTTAAATCAGATATACAAAAAGACATTGTTGGCTTAGAAAAATCAGCGTCTGATTTAAGGTCTATTGTTGCAAGTGCAAAGCCAGAATTTAACACATATCAATACCAAGCAAGCAATGCTTTAAATAAACTTATGGATAAATTTGGGAGACCGATTGATAAAGATAAAATCGGAGAATATAAGAAATATCAAAACAATGTTAAACAATTTTTTAATGCCTATAAAAAAGAAATTACTGGTGCAAGTGCAGCAGTTCAAGAAATGCAAGACTTACAAGATAGTTTATTTAGTGTTGATAGTAGTCCTAGTGAATTTCAGGCAGGCTTAAAGCAAGTGCAAGAGACAGTTAATAGAAACTTAAGGTTAAAGAGAAAGTTATTAAGAGAGGGTGTTTCTGGTGAAAGTTTAGGTCGTGCTTTAGATGATGCTATTTTAAGCGGTCAAGATGACGACCCAAGAGCTAGAGCGTTAGATTTAAAGGGTAAATATCCCCCAAGTCAAGTTAGGGGAATCTTAATTCAAGAGGGTTATTCAATATGAATGACCTAAGAAGTGGCATTATAAAATCAGCGGAATCATTAGGCATAAGTCCTTTTGACTTGGCTACTGCTATTTCTTACGAAACCGCAGGCACTTTTGACCCTCAAAAAGCAGGTCCTACTACTCAATACGGCACACATAAAGGATTAATACAGTTTGGAGAGCCACAGGCTAGACAATATGGCGTTGACTGGAATAATCCAGTGGAAAGTCAATTGGGAGAAAACGGAGCTATTGTTAAATATCTTAAAAGTGCGGGCGTTAAAGAGGGAATGGGCTTATTGGATATTTATTCAGCAATCAACGCAGGTAAAACAGGATTATATGACAGAACGGACGCTCAAAATGGTGGAGCAAGAGGCACTGTAAGAGATAAAGTTGAAAGACAAATGGCACAGCACGCAGAAAAAGCAAAATCATTAATTGGTGATTACGATTCTCAATCTGCCAATATGTCTGATGATGATTATCTAAATTCAGTTTTTAGCGATAATCCACAGCAAAATAACGATTTAAATAGTCAAAATAATTTATCAGACGATGATTATTTGAATGCGGTATTTTCGGGCAATTCAGATACTGAACAACAACAGCAAAACATTAATTATACGGAACAAGAAGACAAGCCAACGCAAACTTATGACTCTTCTTCATTCAGGACAGGATTAAGCCAATCAGTAGAGCCAGATTATATTGTTGATGAAAGCGGTAGTATTCGCAGGCTTGGAGAGGGCAATGAAGCGGGCTTAGGAACGCAGGCTTTATCAGGATTGCCAGTTGATTTAACCGACAGAATAGCGGTCTTTGCTAAAGCAAGAGGCTTGCCAGTGTCACGATATGGCATGACAAAAGATGGTGATATTTACTACATTGATGATAAAGGACAAGCACAAAGAGAAGAAGGTTCAAGTGCTATTGATTATATTGCTCGCTCGTCTGGTGATTTAATAACAACCGGAGGTGAAGCATTAGGAGCGTTTGGCGGTTCGTTTTTTGGTGGTGCAGGTGCAGGTGCAGGGGCAACAGTTGGGGCAGGGCTTGGCGATGTTGCACGTCAAAAGTTAGCACAAAGTTTTGCAGGGGTCAAAGAATATAGTCCATTGCAAACAGCGTCCGAAGTTGCTTTTGCCGCTTTGCCTGCAATGGGAGAGGGTGCTATTGCAAAGTATGGCAACAGAAACGCAGTTAGAGAACTTGATAATCTTGATTTAACCAAAGCAGAAAATTTGCAAAAATCTGCACAGGAACAAGGAATATCGCTAACGCCTGCCGAAGTAACAGACTCAAGAACATTAAAGCGTAAACAATCGGTATTAGGTCAAATAAGCGGTTCTGACGAAGTTATGGACGATTTTTACAGAAAGCGTAACTTAGAGCAAATACCACAAGCAATTGATAAAAACATTTCAAAAATTGGCAATTCATATGAGGGCTTCAGTAATTTTTCAAAAGCAGTAGATGATATTACTCAAAGCAATGTAAAATCCGCTTCCGCTAAAATGAAACCATTTTATGACAATGTTAAAAATATTGCAGAGTCAAACAATGTTACTCTTGATGTTTCTGGCTTAACGTCACAAATAAATGACGAATTAAAAAGAGTTCCGTCAAAAAGTCCTATGGGTAAAGATTTGAAAAAACTTTCGGACATGGTTAATAGTATCGGTAAAGATAATGTTGTATCTTTTGAACAGGCAAACGAACTTAAAAAATCAATAGATGAAATGATTGATTATCGAGGTATAGCACAAGACAAAGCAACGCCACGCTTAAAATCAATTGCTATGGATATAAAAAACAAATTAAAAGACCAGATGATTGAAGCCGTGCCAGAATATGCGGAAACATTGTTTGAAGCACAAAAAATCATTACACAACTTGAGAAAACCAATAATCCACTCGCTAAATTTATAAGCAAGGACGATGTTTTGTATGGTGATGATTTTATAGAGCGTGGCTTTCATAAGATGATGAACAAGGCAACACCAAAAAAAATATTTAACTTAAAAAGTCAATTTATTAAAAACGGCAAAGAAAAAGAATTTAATGACGGCTTAGCTTCTTATCTTGAAAATCAGTTTTTAAAAATTGGTGATACAGCTGACGAAACAATCGGCGTTGGTGCAAAATTTGTTAATAGAATAGCAAAAACACCAAAACAACGAATGGGTCTTAGAGCGGCACTTGGAGAAGAGACATATAAAGGATTCGAGAATTTCTTAGAAATATTACAAGCAACAGGTTCGGTAAAACGCACTGGTTCGCAAACCGCCCCATTCAAAGAAATGAAAGATGATATAGGGCGGTCTTTTACAAGCGGTGTTATGGATTATATTAAAAATATTGACCTTGCAAGACCGTCAACATTAATTCCTATGGGTGAAACAGCACGGCGTTGGGCTTTGGAATCAGACAAAGAATATTACAGAAAACTAGCGTCTTATATGACTTCTGACCGTGGCTTAAAAAACTTAAAAGAACTATCTCAAATATCACCATTATCACGCAAAGCAAGAAAAGCGGTTGCTTATATCAGTGCTGAATTATTGCAAAAAACACAGCGAGATATTGCTGATAGAATGGAAGCAGAAAGCATAGAAGAATTTAATAAAGAAATAAATGCAAACCCTAAAAAATTCCTATCTGGTGATTAAAAAATGACAACACAAATTAAAAAAGTTTATGAATTATTTTATGACAAAAACAATGCTTTGCTAGAAAACGGCTATATCTATATCGGATTTGCTAATCAGAATCCAATAACGAATCCGATACAGACTTATTTTGATGCTGATTTAACGATACCTGCTTTACAACCATTGCGGACTGTTGGTGGTGCTATTTCTAACAATGGAAGTCCTGCAAACGTCTATATTGCCGTTTCTGATTACTCTATTGTCGTTCAGGATAAAAACAAAGTGACACTATATTCAACGCTTGAAAGAACGTCAGAAACCGCAACCAGTGAATTAAATTATACCAATGGTTTATACACGGGCGGTATTCAACAGAATCTACAAGATGTCGTTGAGAGGGCTATTGATTTTAAAGACTTTGGTGCAAAAGGTGACGGCGTTACAGATGACACCCCTGCAATTAACGCATTATTAACACAAATAGGCGATGAGGGTGCAAGATTAAAATTCAGTGACGGACAATATTTGTTAAAATCTGCTATTCGTTGGGGGCTTGCACAAAGATTGCAGGTTGATTTTAGTAAAAACGCAATCCTTGTGCCATTTACAAACACCTTTGACATGATGACAATCGAGGGGTCAAGACCAAGCGGAACATATCAAAATTTAACCGCTGATGCTTTATCAGAAAATTATTCAATCACAACAGCAAGCACGATTGCAGGGGCGAATGTTGGCGATTATTTAGGTATTCAATCATCAAAGTTATTAAGTGGTGCAAACTCAAAAGGCACAAAGCAATTTGTTTTAAAACGCATTGTTGCTATATCAGGCACGACTTATTATTTTAACGATATTTTAGGCTATGACTTTTTAACATCAGATACCGCCGAAGCAGGTCTTGCTGATATGCGAGATAATTATTATTTTTATGGTATTAATATTAATAATCGAGATGCTGGCAATGTTCTATTTTCTCGTGGTCTTGTTATTAAGCAAGGGTGTAATATTCAAGTTGACGGTATATCAGCTTATGGGTCAAAATTACCTTATGAACCATCAACAAGTTATGTTGGTAAAACAGCTTTGCTGTGTTCTGACACGCTCGATAGTGTATTTAGAGACGGAAAGCTAGAACAAATAGGCTATTATGGCGTTGCTGCACTCTTTGCAAGTGATAATTTAATATTCGACAATTTTACAGGTCGAGATATGCGACACTTGTTTGATATTACTTGGGCTTCAAATACAGGGGGCAACGAGGGCGAGCCAAACAATATAAAGTTTCAAAGTTCAACAGGTAGCATGACAACGGAATCATGCTTTAGTACGCATGATACAGGGCGTTATATTGTTTTTGATAACTGTACAGCTGATACAGCAGGAATTGGTGGCGTTGGTAGTTATGGATTTTACTCTCGCAATGTTGGGTCACGCTTTTCTAAGTGTAAAGCGTTTCGTGCTACACTTGACGGTTTTAGAGCGGACACGGCTTCTTTGGCAACAAATTATGATGCTTGTGAAGCGGTTGAAAACCAAAGAGACGGATTTTTTATAAGCACATATGGACGCATGAACAATGTCATTGCAACAAGAAATGGTGAAGCAGGTATTGCATTTAATGGTGGTACGCTTAACAGTGCTAGAATTGTTGATAATGGCATATCAGGAACAAGTCCTTATGCTATTCAGTGTGGATATTATGCGAGTACAGAAACATATAACATTTCTGACGTAGATGCCCCTGCTTCATCAACACAAACAATCGGTATTCGCTTTGAAACAGCATCAGGCGTTGACCCTAGAAATAATGTGTTTATCAGTGGTAAAAATATCTTGACTGGATATGGCAACAATCTCTATTCTGTTTCAAGTGGTGATAATGCTGAAACACCAATTACAAGCGGAAACATTGCAACAGCAGTGGGAACATCAAGTAACCCTGTTTATGGACGTGCAACACTAACAGCAGGGGCGGTGACAGTCTCAACTACAGCAGTTCGTGATTATAACCCTGCAAGTGGAACGACTGGTAAATTTACAAGTAAGATTACGCCAAAAGCTATTTCATTTACTAATGCAGGTGCTTTATATACAAGTGCAATAACCGATGCGACAAGTTTTGATGTTAACTCAACCAATGGTGCAGGAACACAAGAATTTGAATACGAAGTTTTAGTATAAAGGAAACAAAATGACCGATAAAAACAAACAAAAGGCTAATATATTCTTTCGAGTACAAAGAGAATTAACATCAAGAATCACAATAGATGATTTAAAGAATAGCACTGCTTTTGCTGAAATAGATGTTCCAGATGATATTTTTACAGATTATTCTATAGAAATCTTGCAAGGTCAAAATGATATTATAATCTTGAATGAGAAGTGGGATAGTTTTGTTTTGCACTTTAATATAAAATTTAAAGATGCTTGTGACGCTATTTTAAAATTAACATTTTATAATAAGGTCACAAGAGAAAACGAGGTTAAAATATTAACCATTAAGGCACTGAAAAACGCAGTTGAATTACCAGACCCTTATGATGTATAGGATTGTAAAATGTTAAGTCGCTTAGAAATGAAAGAAAAATATAATTGCGTTGCGAGGATTAAACGCACGAATGATAATAAAATTGTCTTATTGCCAAGTGTTAAAAAGAATACCGAAGTTGACCAAGCGTTATATGATGCAGTTGGTAAGTATCATAATTTTATTTTAATTGGGCAAAACATAGAAAACACTCAATTGATAAATTATGCACTTAGCGGTGACATGATGAAAAGCGATATATCTTTTTTGTTTATGATATTACAAAAGCTCGTTAATGATTGGCTAGATGAATGAATGAATACAAAGATATTGATTGGAATGAAGGCAAGCAAGTAGATGATTTTTTACCCACCCCAAGTGAATTAATTAATACTAATGTTACAATCTATGAGGCAAAAATGACATTTATAAAACCAAACAGAAAAATAGACCGTGTTTTTATACATTGCAGTGCAAGCGATAATCCTGCACATGACAATGTAAAGACAATTAGGGAATGGCATTTAAGGCGTGGCTTTACTGGTATCGGTTATCATTATTTTATATCCAAAGACGGATTTATTCACACTGGACGCAATATTGAAGCAAATCCTGCCGCACAAGCAGGGCATAACGCAGGCACAATCGCAATATGTCTTCATGGGCTGGAGAAAGAATTATTTACCCTTGAACAATTTAAGTCATTGAAAAAGTTATGCAAAGAGATAAACGTAGCTTACAGCGGTGATATTACGTTTCACGGACATTGCGAAGTATCAAATAAATCATGCCCTGTCTTTGACTATAGAGAGGTTTTAGTTTTAAATAACAAAGGCTTTATGGTTGATGAATGAAAAAGACGCTTACACGCTATCAGATATGCTCGTTGACATTTATGTCTTTATCAATGCACACGCCAGATATTACATCGGAGCGGTAATTGGTATGTTAATTGACAAAAAGGGTTGGACAAACGGAAAGCAGGTTATAAAGCATTTACTTGTTGTTTTGATGTTGGCTTATCTATCAGTCGAGATAATGAAAGCAGGCGGTTTGCCAGAACACGTTATCCTATTAATTGCGTCTATCGTTGGATTTACTGGACATTCAACGGCACGCTATGCGACAGATGATGCGTTACCTAGAATACTGAAAGCAATCACTGATAAAATAATTGACATAATCGGTAAAAAATAAGATACTTCTCACACGAACCCCACAAGCCTCTTAATATGCTCAAATCGTGGGGTCTTTTTTAATTTATGGAGAGAATATGACTGAATTGCTAACTTACATTGGCACTAAAGTTATCAATGCCAAACCAATGAATCGACAAGAATATAATGATTTTAGAGGCTGGACATTACCTGCTGATGAAGATGGTAATGATGAAGGATACCTTGTAGAGTATCTTGACGGCGGTAAAAACACCGAACAATATGAAGGCTACATTTCTTGGAGTCCTAAAAAACAATTTGAAGATGCGTATAAACCGACATCAGGGTTGTCTTTTGGATTAGCCATTGAGGCAATGAAAAAAGGTTTAAAAGTCGCTCGCAGTGGTTGGAACGGCAAGGGAATGTTTTTATATTATGTTCCTGAAAATTCATATCCAGCATCACGCAATACTCTTAATACAATGGCAGGAATATTTCCTGATGATTTAGTGCCTTATCAAGCATATATTGCTATGAAAACCGTGCAAAACACAGTTGTTCCTTGGCTTGCATCGCAAACCGATGTGTTAGCTGATGATTGGATTATTGTTTAAGTAAAATACCCCCCACGAGTTAAACTGCTAGGGGGTTATTTTTTTATCATTAGATGCTGGCGTATCGCTTAAGAGTTTGATGCATCTAGTTGAGAAAGAAGAGCTTCATTAAGCCACAAAAATCCTTGCTGAATATTTGTCTTAGCCAAAGCAGTTGCTCTTTTGTCAATTTTAAAAAGCTCTTCTTTCTCAAGAAATTCTATCCGCTGAAGTGCAAGTTCTAAAATCTCTCTGTTTTGGCGAATAATTGGGATAAAAAATTTTTCATTTTTAGAAGATTCTTCTGGTTTGGTGTTTTCAGTCATTTTTACTGTTCTTTGTTTTATTTGAGGGGCGGTAGGATTCGAACCTACATTCCAGACGCACTTATTGCGAATAGTTCCTAACCCTTAGAAGACACCCCCCATAAAATACCACCAATGGCACAACCATGTAGTGGTAAATGAAAGATATCAACTAATTAAATAATACCGCTTCAAATTTATTTTGCAAGCGGTTTTTTAGAACCAAAGAAATACGCCATGCAACATACCTAATGGAACAAAAACTGCACCTGCTATCAGCATTAAAAATTCGTTTTCTTGAAAGCAATATATCACATGGGTTAGCCAACTTGATATGCCAATAACAATAAGTGCAATATATAATAAAAGTGGGTGCATTTTATTTTCCTTTGTTTTCTTTCTCTAATTTTTCTTTTAGAGCCGAAGCAATAAAAGCCGATATGTTTACATGATGATTTATTTTTAAGTCTTGCAACTCCTGATATAAATCATCATCGATGTTTGCGGTTACGTTTTTCATTTTATTTTACTATCCAACCATTCTTTAATCTTTACTCCCTTTTCTTTTGCGTAATTGTCCCACCAAGTTTCAGGGACAAATATTGCAAATATACAGAAAATAAGAAATAAATCTTTAAAATTAAACAAAAAAAGGACAAGGCAAATTGTCCCTATCCAAGTGGAAGTTTCTGTGACTTTCGTCACAAAAACCTTTAAAATCCAAAGCAGCACTGCCATTTATGCAATCGAATTTAAAAATGTTGACAATTCTTGCGTGATTAAAGATTTAAAGAAAACCTCTGAATCGGCACGGATATTTGGAAAGTCTGAATATCCTACGTTTGATAATTCTTTGGCTACTTTCTCAATAAATTCTATTTCTGTAGCATCAGTACCAGCACGGATAAAGTGAATATATTGACGCTTTTGTGTATCTGCTAATTCAGTGAGAAGCTTACGAGTTTCGTCCTTATCTTGATTATCTCCGTCTGTTAAAACAAAAATAAGGCTTGGATTGTTGTGGTCAACTTTATCAGAAAGACCCTTAATCGCTTCTGCGTAAGCAGTACCACCGCCTGCACGATAATTTTTAGCAATAAAATCAGAAATATTTTCAGTAACTGTCAATGTGTTTACTTGTGTTGCATTTGCATTAAATCCAATAGTTTCAACAGTGCCGTCATCATCAACTGCCTTAGCAAACTCTTGAATGTAAGAAACCAATTTTGCAACAATGCCGTCTCTAAATTCATTTTCCATAGAGCCAGAGCAATCAATGGCAAATGCCACGTCTAAAGCGATTGGTTTTTTAACGTCAGCATCAAGTAAAATTTGTTGTAAAGTCATTTTGTTATCCTTGTAAATTGTTACATCACTCACTGTGATAAATATCTTATATTTAATAAAAATATTAAAGTCAATAAGATTATTAAAAATAATAAAAATATTAACCGAATTTTAACACTCTTTTGCTATCCTTGCTTTATCGAGGCAATTAAGCCTTATGAGGTATAAAATGACAGATACAGTGACTTCACCAATTACAGGCATCGTCTATGATGTAAAGACTGGACAGCCAGTTTATAGATAACAAAAAAACCGCTTGGAATCCTCCCCAAGCGGTAATTGTTAAAACATTGAGTTACAAAATGAACACAAAAAATAAGAAAAAGGGACATTCAGTATAGTTATTTTATACGCTGATTCATTTTTATTGTCAATCATGGTTTTTGAACATTATCTCATAAGCATATAATCCAGTTAAGAAAACCGCTATTATCGCTATTATTATTCCAATTATTGCGAGTATCATATCATTCCCTGTATTTTTTATATTTAAAACATTTATCAAATTCAATAAATCCGTCTTTTTCAAGTATTTCTAAGCAATATCTAATATGCCAATAGGGAATTTTATTACCTGTGCTATACTTAAAATTTGGATAAACAGACCATTCATTATTTGCATGATAATATAAATTATTTGCCAATAGCCTGCTTTCCGAGTTATTTATCGGATATGGATTGCTTAACAAATAATTAAATTTAGTTATCATATTGCCTATCATAAAACCCCCAATTTTATCAAAACATCAACAATTATATAGGCACTTAATGCAAACGCCAAAGTTCCGTATCTGTCACTTTTCTTTTTAAGCGTGCTGATGTGTTCCTCCCGAATTTCAAGTTCATTATTGTACAGCTCTTTTAACAAAATAAAATCCTTTTCAACACTTCCAACAATCCCCTCTATTGTTTTTAATTTTTCTTGCTCCTTCAATAGCTGTGTTTGTGATATGCTATATTTGCGTTCCCAGTTGTTCGCTACTGATATGTAACGATTTATTTCTTGTGTTGTCATTTATTACGCTCCTTGCATTTAATATTAATTATCTACTGTTGGAACATCTATGTAATGCGTTGGCTTATGATTACTTAAATCTGTTTGTGTAACAGCACAATATCCATTGTCGGTATATTCACACTCAAAAACTTCACCCCGAACACCATTTTTGATGATAACCCCTATGATGTTTCTTTTGTGGGTGCAAAGTTCAATCTTTGACCACCCACTTACAAATTGTTCTTGCACTGGACAATCATCAATAAAATCATCAATATTTAATCCAAGTTTATCAAAAATCTCTTTGTCTTTTTCATATTTAATAGGGTCAATACTATGTAAAAATTGCACGGAACATTTAAATTTTTTACAAATAAAGTCCATTTCATCTATAGACTTTTTATCAAGCCAATCTATAAATTTAAAAATATCAAATTTAGGCATTTCGCAACTCCTTAAACATTTTTATCATTTCTAGTGTTTCCTCTTTGTTGACCCTCAAGTCAATTATGTAGGTAAACGTATCTCTAAACCTCTCAAATTCAACGAAACCGTTTTTCTCTAACAATTTAATGCTTGGCAGATTGTCTTTTTTAACCATTGCACATATTTGATTGAAGCCTTTATCCCTGCACTCTTGCAGGAATAACGGCAATTCATGGCTCATAACACCTTGATTGCGATATTCTGGCTCAATGTCATATTGCAAAAACCACCTTTCTATTTCTGGATACATTAAGATGCAGATATTGCCAATCGCACGCTCTCCGTCATAGATTATTCTTTCAAATGTTTTCATGTGCTTATACCAAAAAAGTTTCAGGCAATTCATGCCCTTTTACGTTACGCCATAAGTGTAAACAGTTTTTTGCAATATTTACATATTCAGATTTTTTAGGGTGAAATTGAATTACGGTTTCATCATCATTCCAAAACAAATCTTTTACAAAATTCATCATGTCCCAATTTGGCATTTTGCCATTTTTTAATGACACACTAACGTGTTCCCAGTCTGTTCCATTGTCAGAACCACTAGATATAATAAATAATTTGTATGACTGATAATTTACCTCGAAAGCCCCATAGTTTGCATAAGGCTCTTGATGACCAAAATCATGTCGTCTGCCAATCTCTAACTCTTGTGATATTTTTTGTTTCACTTAAACAACTCCTTTTGATTGTCGTTGATACGCTTAAATATACCCAACTTAACATTCGGATATATATCGCTTGGATAATCTGCCTTGATTTTCTTGATATAATCTTGTGCATCTTGCAATCTATCAAACTCTCTTGACATAAAATTTGTAGTCGGACACCATGCTATATATTGTTTCATTTTGCACCTCCACAAGATTTTATCATTGATGATGTAGCAACCACGTAGCATTCTATACACGCAATATCTTTTTTACATGCCTTAACCGCCTTATGATAATTTAAAGCATCTTGATTGGTACTGTATGTGCATTTAAATAATAATGAACAAAATGCTATTATTATTGCTATTGTAATCACTGAAATTTGTTTTGTGGCTTCTCTATCTGATATATCACTCACATTCCCCCCACTGGTCTATTATCTTGATTTTGGTATTTGCCATTATACGCTTCACAAGGATAATCACACTTCACGGCAACAACCTTTAAAATCGGTTGCCCTGCCCTTAATCTTACAAATCTAAATCTATGATTGACAATTTCGATTGTTAAAAAGCCACGCCAACCATTATCAATCAGCGTGTTAAAACTTGCGTCTATTCCCTGCCGTGCAATCGTGGACTTGTTCTTAGTCAACAAGTACCAATCTTTCGGAACATTAAATTGCTCAACACTGGACGCTAATTTAAAGCGTCTAAATGGATATAAGATTACATCTTGCTTCAGGTGTATATCATAGAATGGATAATCACCACCACCGCCAGATAATCCTGTGTCGTGTTGGTATTTGTCACGATAATATTTACCAAAGATTGACTGCCATAATTGCTTGTAGTTATCGAATGAGGCGTTAGTTATGTGTTTACTCATATAAACGCTCCGCCAATTAAAAAGATTGTTTCAATCAAACACACCACCGATAATAACCATATGATGCGGTTATCTGTTTTTTTATCTGCAAGAAGTTGTTTTAGCTCTGTTTTTTGCCATTCTAAATTTGCTTCAAACATAGGTAAGATGTTATCCAAACAATCCTTTACAAGAAAAAATCTTTTACGCCAATAATCAGCGGTTGGTGTTTTTTCAGCGACATCTTGTGTGATATAGTCTGTGTTGCCGTAACCAACATAAGGTATTTTATTTGCATTTGACATGACAGACCTCGCCATTAATTTTATAGAATATTGTATAGCCTGAAAAAGTGCATCTAGTAGTAATCAATTTTTTATCTACGATTGATGTTATGCAGTCATCATCAACGCTTAAGTTAAGCATGACTGCGTAGTTTAATTTTCGCAAAATAAATATACAAAAATCTGCTATTTTATCTTTTAACCAATTCACAGTCTAGCCTCCTTAGGGTAATTCATTTTATTTGTTGTCATATAGCAAATCGCATTGTGTTTATCGCAATATGAGCCTTGAGTTATGCGTCCAGTGCATAGCTGAAAATTATCATCATAAAATTTACACATTCCAAATTCTGGCAATGGATAAACCTTAAGTTTTTTCAGCTTTAACGGCTTTGCAGGTAATTTAGCTTTATCCGACTTTTGCCAACAATTAGGCTGTTTTACTGGCGGTTTTATCTCAACTGTTTTTTTATTGCGAGATATTCCGTTCCTACGCATATAGACCCTAATTGTTGCCGTCGCTACTTTGTACTTAATCGCAACGCTTCTTTCGGTTGCACCACCATTAAAAAGCTCTACAATCTCGTTATGAAACTTCTTAAGATATGCCATAGCGTCAAAGCGTTTATTGTACTGGATATTATGCTTTTTTAAAGAAACAATACAATGCTTACGTTCAATGCCAAAATGGTCAGCAATTTGTTGTGCGTTTTTACCTTTGGCATAAACACGCACCGCCTCCCAATCAAATTTCCCCCTGAAAACCATTTACCACACCTGCCACAAACAAATTAACATTCCAACAATCGCAATACCAACCCAGACATTATCTATGGTGTTTTTTGCGTTTATGCGATGTTGCATAGGGTCATAAGTACCCTCTATCGGTTGCGATAGCTTACGCACGTCTTTTGCTTTTATTTGATTTATAAATGTTTTGCGTTGTGTGTTCATAGTTCAACTCCTAATAATTCTAATTCTTGTTTTCGTTCTTGAATAATGTCATCAAAAAACATTTGAATGTATTTTTTAAATTTTTCCGCTTCTAATTTATTGACCCTAAGCGGTCTTGATTGCCATGAAATGTCTTTTTGTGGATTAATTGCAAGAATAAGAAGCGTGATTTCATTAACCTTAATTTGATTTACTCGCTTATATTCAGCTACTAAATTTTCATATTCCTGATGCAGATAATGAATTTCATTTAATTGCTTTATGTTCATTCATCTAATTCCTTTGATTGTCTTTCTACTTCTTTTGCTATTTCTTTAATGGCGTTTCTGTCTATAAATAAACACATATAAACCATTATAAAAAACAGTATTATAATTGGCGATAAAACAGTTATCCAACCAAGCGGATAAAATATTTTACAAATCAGCAGTAGTCCTTGAGATACGACAAGGATATTAGCCAATACCGATAAATGGTCTATAAAACCCTTGATATTCATTTCGTCACCCTTGTTATTCTAGGCTTTCTTTTTACGCTTGTCATAACATCTTCGCAAAGTGATATTGTAAAATAATCTTGCGTGTCTTGCTCTTTTTCAGGAAAATCTATTATTTCATAATCCAATAACTCATGGATAATATTAATGACTTTATCTTTTTCATAATCTTCATAAACATAATCAAGACCCAATTCAGAAAGTATCTCATCGCAAGAAACCTTAACCGACTTTTCAAATTTTAATAAATTGCAGATTGCCAGTAAAACTTCTATTTCTTTTGATTTTAAAACTCTTAAGTAGTCAATATTGACGTAAAATTTCGACATTTTTATTCCTCCATTTAACAGAATCACCTTAGCGGAATTGTTTTGAAATGTCAATAAAATAGTTGTAATATAATTGTAATTTTGTTATAATTTAGTTGTAATAATTAATGAGGTAAAAATGAATTGGAAGCAAATTTTGCATAACAGTAAAGATATAGCGATTGCATTGGGTATATCAAGCTATGCGGTCGATAAGTGGAAATCGAATAATAAAGTACCAAGAACACGCTTTGAATCGCTTGTGCCAGTCCTTGAAAAACTAGGACATAAATTAACAACCATTGAAATGGGTAAACTAAATGAACATAAAAATACATGAACCATATCTTAACATCGTGGATTTGAAAACAATACACGAGGCAACAATCAACATATCGGCTACTGGTTGCCTAACCATTAACCAGTTGCGAAACCATATTAGAGAGCTTGAAAAATCTCTATTGGAATTGGAATATATAAATAGAACTGTAACGCAAGAAATTAAAGAGCAAAGGGGTTTAGAATGATACCGCCAAAGGTTAACTTGGGACAACATTATAATTACACAGTAGGGCATTTTACAAATCCTAAGTTCAATTATTTTAATTTTAAATTGCCTGATTTTCAGCGTCCGCTTGTCTGGACGCAAGGGCAAAAGATAAGGTTAATTGAGTCGCTATTGGTTGGAATACCGATTGGCACTTACACAGTAAACGAATCAGACAATCCTGCTTTGGATAGGTTGTTAATTGACGGACAACAGCGTGTTAATGCCATAAAGGAATACGTGAACAATGAATTTAAAGTGTATGGTTTGTTTTATTCAGAGGTTACCGATAGAAAATTCCACAACTGTCAATTCCCTTGTTATGTCACACAAAGCGACGATATAGAATATCTGAAAAACTATTACAACCTTATGAACTTCAGCGGAACAGCACATAAAGAGGAGGAGCGAGCATGAAAAAAGAAAATTTCAAAGAGTATCACAGAAAAATAGGTTTAGTAAGAAATTACATTAAAAAACCTAATAATGATAATTTTGATAAAGAATTGCATGACAAAATTCAAATTGACTTGATAAATCTATTTAAAAAATCCGCAAGTGTGATGTACGAAGAAGCAAACCAACTTATAGAAAAATATGCTGATGATATTGATAAATTAGATGATAATCACGTCAAGCTATTAAAAAAACTCTTAGAGCCAATAGAATTTATTGGTTATGGTGATATGGCTTTTTCAAGTGGGTTTAATGCTTGTTTAAGATTTATTAATGCGTTGAAAAAAGGATAAAACATGATTAAATTAATATTTTTTTGCATTGCATATTATGAAATAAACAAATAAAAAACACCCCCTGCTAGCGATTAACTGGCAGGGGGGGGTGGGCTTATTGTATATCGTGCGGTATGTCATTAATCCAATGCTTGTGATAATATTCGTAACGCCAATTATTAGGGATTTCTCTCATCAAAACACGTGGTGATTTGATGTTTGCTAATGGTTCTAAAGTTATTTTTTGTAAGCAAGTTTCTTTTTCAAAGGTCATTATTCTTTGCCTCCAGTTGAAATTGTTGGTAATGGTTGCCAAGCAATAGGTTGGTTTTGGCATTTTTTTATTCCGCTCAATGGATTATGTATTTCTGGAAAACAAGTGCTATCTTGTTCACACCCAACCCAACCAATAGAAATTTGAAAATAATTATCTCCATAGTAAATATTCTTTTCATTGTGGTATTTTACAACTTCTGCACCAAAAGAAGTTAATCCTAAAATCCTTGTTTCGTCTCTTGGTGCTTTATCCATATTCCAACACCAACCGTCCGCATCAAAAATGCTTTCTTGTGGCTCACATAAAAAATCTTTCACATCTAAGTCGAGGCATATAAAAATGTTTTTATGAAGCTCATTTTTGAGGGGGTTAAAATTATCATCATCAAAAGCGTTAAGGATTTTTTGACCGTTGCAACTAGGAATTAATTTTAATGTTTTTTCATTGCCAAACAATATTTTATACAAAACACCCTCATGTCCATTAGTTTCTAGATAATTTTGCCATTTATTAATGTCAAAAATGCTTTCCTGTGGGGCAGGTGCAGGTGTGGCAAGTTCTTTTATTCTATGCAGAATATTTATTAAGATTGCCTTATCAATAACATATTCAACGCCCATTATATTGTAAGTGCTTTTTTTAAAAATATCTTCAAAGAGGTTATCTAACGCATCAGCGTCTATCATTTTATTTGTCATTTTTTTCTCCTGTGTTTTGTTTAATTAAATGTCTATTGTCATACCAGTAAGAATTGCCAGTTTCCCACTCTACAAAAGAATGAGGCGGTTTTGAGGAATCAATATTTAAAACAACGCCTTTATAATTATGAAGCGTACTAGATACAGAATCCCCCACGCTAAAATCAGCGGTTACGGGATTTTGTGATTGTGTTGTGTATTTCATTTTCTATCCTTTGGTAAAATTGCCAAGTATTCTGTGCGGAGTGCAAAGTGGGTTAAATTGTGGTAACTACATTCCGCTTTAAACTCTCTACAATCAACTGTTCCGTCCTTATTAACGCAAATTTCTGCCTCTGTTACAATGCAGTTTTCATCGCTTAGAAAAACGTACTTGCTATTTTCATAACAAGAATAATAATAAGTATTTAAAACAATGCCATCTTGTTTTATCTCCTCTAAACTCCACTCGTTTAAAAATTCTGTGAAATTATCCTTTGTTATCCTGTGCCAATTAATCATTTGCAAGCTCCCTATCTTGCCATTCTTTCATAATTTCTTCGTCCTCTAAAATATGCTCTGAAACCTGTTTTTTCACAGATTCCCAATCTTTATTATGTGTATCAATATCAACTGTATCACCGTATAAATGGATAACCACTAAATCAAAATCAATGTTCGTGATTACCTGTGCAGACTCTCCAAAGCCATAATCGTCAGTGTGGTCGGTAATGTCAAATGTATAGGATAAGCCGTAAACGCTTACATTGTCATACTCGTTGCCGTCTATGGTGACGGCTGTTAGTTCGGTGGGTTTGTTATTACACATCATCAACACCCAATAATTTCAATTCGACTTCACGGGCTTTTATTCTTTTTTCAATTAAAAATGCTATATATTTTGAAATATCTAAGATTTCTTACCTAGAAAAGGCTTGCTCAAAGTACACAAGTCGGCTTCCATCGCCATAAAATGAGCATTGAATTTCATTGGGTTCTTCTTTTTTAAGTCTCAACAAGCTATCACGCTTCTCTTTAAGTCTATTAATACTTTTTGCCAAATCTAAGGCTTTCTCCAAATTTTTAACTTTCATTTTCATTCTCCTTAAAATGCGGAACTTGCGTCCCAGTTGTTTTAACAGAATCACCATAACAGATAAATTTATACCTTGCAATATCTATTTTGATAATGTATTGTTATTTTTATAACATAGAGAGGTTAAAATGTTATTAACAATTAAAACAATAAGCGATTTACTTAAGCGTGAACGCAATTTGTCAGCAATCGCTAAAAAGGTCGGCTTGACGCATGGCACTTTATCCAGAATTGCCAAAAAAGATGATGCAAATATTGATGTCAGCACCTTGCAGGCTTTATCAGATTATTTTGTGTCAGAATTTAATCACATGAAAAACATATCATTGAGTTAAGAAGGGAATGATTATGAAGAAACACATTGAGAAAATAGAGAATATCCATTGCACAAATATAGATAATCTCACGATTGATAAATTGGGTCATTTTAATCTGTTTTGCGGTAAGTATGAAAATGGACAATATGATATATTTAATTCCATTGCAGGACGTACAGATGATGTGAAAATAATTGATGAGATTTTATTTTCAACACACTACAGTGAGCTACATAAAGAAATTAGGTTTTATTTTAATAATATCAAAAAATATAGCCAACAAATCTTTGCAACAACCCAACGCCTCGACGTTATTCAGGCGTTTGTAGAAGTTGCCAAGGAATACCCTAATATAGAGGCTTATTATTATCGGTTGGGACGCTCTGCTATACCAAAGGACAATAACCGTTCTGTCGTGTCAATGTACACTGCAGACGAATTAATAAAAGCAATCAGTAAAAATAGAGAGGTAAGATGATGCAAAACATATCAGCAATTAGCGATTGCGCAGACTGGACTTATGAATTTTCACAAGAAAAGCATAATCAAGACGGACAAGGTCATTCTTTTTTTAAAGATAAGGTTGCAAAAATAAATTGCGGTTCGGTCGAAAGTGGACAATATTTAATCGATTCGCTTTTTAGAGAAAATAACCGTGATAGTTTGGTAAAAATTTGTCACGGTTGCTTTACTATAGAATTATATAAAACAATAGAGGTAAGATAATGACTAACACAAAAACCACAGTTGCAGAACTGATTGAAAAACTGAAAGAGTTTGACGGCGACATGAGGGTTGTTGTTAGTGGCTATGAAAGCGGTTACGAAGATTGCACATCTGTAAGTAAGGTAAAAATTTCTTTAAACGCCACTACCTCTTGGTATGAGGGGACACATCAACAGTCAGAAAATGGTGTTGACGCTGTTTTTATTGATTATGGCAAATAAAACCATTTTACCCAATCGGGAAATATGGTATAACAATAACGCAAGTCTGGATTCGCTAGGGACGTGACTTGCAAAATGCAAGTCTGTGGTCACTGCGTAGCGGGGGCTGTGGATTGCTTGCTCGGTAATCGTACGATTGCAAGAAAATTAAAACCCCCTAAGTCCACACTTAGGGGGTTTGGTTTATGCGTGGGTTAATCCAAAATTACCATTTTAAAACGAGATAGCCTTTCTATGGAACATTGGCTTTCGAATATTGTTCCAACTATTCCTCCATATATTGGAGTCATTGATACCCAATTTTTATCTATCCGATTTATCCTATAAATTGAATTGAGGCATTTATCCTGTATAACGTGGTCACCTACTTTAAACTCCTGCTTAGGTGTTTCTGGTTGTGCAAGGGTTAATTCGTGTTCCTCTGCATTTAAGTCTGTTTTTTCTTCAAGAACTCCTAATTTTACCAATTCATTCTTTTCAAAAAAATTAATTGTTTGTCCTGATAAAACAGTTTCAACCACATTCACATCAGCCTTAAAATGGTGTGTTGCTTCAAGAACTGTATATTCTTTAGGTCGGTTTAAAAATGTTTTTTCTTTAGCAGATTTTAGTGCCTCATCAAATGTAAAATATTTAAAAATTTCACTGTCACCTGACAACCCAAGCATACCGTCCATTACCAACCAAAATTTATTCTGTGTCATTTTCTGTTTCCTTTCTATGCGTACCATTTTTCAATTTCGTGAAATATTTTTGTTACTTCGGAATCATTAATATATTCCAATAACAATCTATCTGCCAAAACATGGGCTTGTTCAACATCATTAATTTTTGACAGATTTTTCAACTGTGTTACGAGTTCTTCTTTAGTCATATCACCACCACATATCACTTTGATTTACATCTTTCATTCCTCGTGTAGCGTAGTTTATCCACGCCACACACGCTATTAATATTAGCGTTATTATTGTTGGTATCATATTATTGCTCCTTTATTTTCTATACTTTATA